GGTGCATTGATTTCTGTAAAAGGCTTAAAAGCTTTAGGCGTAAATGCAGGCGAAACTGCAGCCGGTCTTTATTTCGTAGAAACCTTAAACGATTGGTATGGTAGACTCAGAACATATGCTGAAGCTCAATTAGTAGCTGAAGGATATGCAGGTGCAACCCTCCAAGGATTAATTGGTGTAACCGCAGCGGCATATGTCTCACCAACATCTGGTGGAGTCCAAAAGCCTTGGTATAAGGAATGGTGGGCCGTACACAACTTCCTTCAATATGGTGGTGGTTGCTTGGTTGGTTATACTTCTGACAGTTATACATCTTCGGCAGACTCACTAAAATCAACATTCTTCCCATTCGAAGTTGCATTCATGGGTGACACCGCAGCTTCAGACTACACAGCAATTATTGATTTAATAGATGCCAAATCACTTACTGACACCGCAGTAATTGGTGTACTTAGCGCAACAGGTCCAAGTCCAACTGCTGCTGAAAAATATGCAGGAACAAGTAATCAATTTTATATGCATGTTTATGGTAGCAAAGTTCATCTTAATGCTCTTGGTCAAGACGATACATTTGTCACCACTAATCTCACCCCAGATGTCGCTGGATGCATTGTTCGTACCGACCGTGACTTCAGACCATGGTATTCTCCCGCTGGTCGCGTAAGAGGACGCATTCTCAATCTAGTTCGTCTTCTTAAGAATCCAACTCCAGCAGAACAAGATACTCTTTACGACGCAAATATTAATCCAGTAGTTTCTTTCCCAGGCGAAGGTACAGTTCTCTTCGGAGATAGAACAGGCGAATCCATCACATCAACCCTCTCTGGCGTCAATGTTTCTCGTATGTTTATGTACCTACGAAAAGTTATTGCTCCAGTTGCTCGTACAATTCTATTCGAACAAAATGATGAAACAACAAGAGCTCGTTTCCGTCTTGCCGCTGACGGCATTTTGAGAAATGTTCTTGCTCAAAGAGGTATTTTGGATTACAAAGTTATCTGTGACGCAAGCAATAACCCACCTGAGTTGATTCAGGCTAAAGTTTTCGTTGCTGATATTCTTGTCAAACCAACAACATCCATCAACTTCGTCAGATTGACCTTCACCAATAAGAATCTAACAGATACCTTATATCCAGGTCAAAGAGCAATTTAATTAGTAATAAATAGTAATATAACATAAAAGGAGAAAAGTATGGCACGATCAGTTAGTCAATTTAGAGGTAAATTTGCTGGATTGCGTCCAAATAGATTCGCAATCAGTGGCTCATTTCCAACAGCAGTAAATCCTCAGCCAACAGACTTTGACATTTATTGCAAAGCAACCCAAATGCCAGGTTCATCTATCGGTGTAATTCCTGTGCCTTGGATGGGTCGCGTAGTTAAGTTCTCAGGTGAACGAACCTATGCCGACTGGACAATTCAAGTTTATGAATCTTCAATTGGTTCTCAAGACCTTCGCAGAGCAATGGAATCTTGGATTGAACTCATGGATGGTAGAGATACCCACAAGGTTAATTACTCTCTAACCGAAACATGGGAAATTTATTACGATGACTTCTTGGGTGATACTGAATCTGGACAAGGTAATCCTGATTCATCTGCACCAAAGACAATTCACTTAGTAAATTGCTTCCCAGTTGATATTTCCCCAATTGATTTGAGCTACGATTCAGTAGATACCTTCTCGGAGTTCACCCTAACCATGGCTTATGACTTCTGGGATTACGGTCCAGCACGCGCATCACAATCCTCAGTCTAATATAGACTTTGGATTTTTGAACGGATTTTATTATGGCATTATTTGATAAATTTGGATTTTCCTTCGGGAAATCATCGGACACAAGAGGAGACACGGGAGGGTTTGAGAACAAAGCTCAACCCTCCTTTGTTTCTCCCGATAGCTACGACGGCACATTCGTCATGGAAACTGGCGGATTGCTTAGTAGTTATTTTGATTTTGGTGGTACTTTAGTTGAAGAAAATAGTCTTATTGCTCAATATAGGTCTATGGCTTTATACCCAGAAGTCGATAGAGCAATTCAAGATATAGTAAATGAAAGTATCGTCTATGATGATAAAAATGATGTATGTGAACTTGATTTAGACCGTATTACGGATGTTTCCGATAACATCAAAGCAAAAATTTCTACAGAATTTAAAAATATTCAAAAATTATTAGATTTTGGAAATAGAGGAGATGATATCTTTAGACGATGGTATATCGACTCAAAACTTTATTTCCATGTAGTAATTGACCTTTCTCGCCCTGAAAAGGGTATTCTTGAATTAAGAGCAGTTGACCCTGCTAAAATAAAGAAAGTAAGAAAAGTCGAAAAAGAACTTAAAAATGTAAACGGAGTTAATACTCCTATTGTCAAAAAAATTGACGAATATTACATTTATACTGATATTGAAGAATCTTCAATTTTACCAACAACAACAAATGGTATTAAAATTGCATTAGATTCTATAACATATGTTCATAGTGGTATTGTAGATTCTTCTACCAAAAGAGTAGTTGGTTATCTACAAAAGGCAATTCGCCCACTGAATATGTTGAGACAAATAGAAGATGCTGTTGTCATTTATAGAATGTCAAGAGCACCAGAGCGAAGAATATTCTATATTGATGTTGGTAATTTACCAAAGCAAAAAGCAGAACAATATGTTCAAAGTTTAATGAATCGTTATCGTAATAGAATAACATACGATAGCAAAACTGGTGAAATTAAAGATGAAAGAAATCACATGTCGATGTTGGAAGATTTCTGGATTCCTCGCCGAGAAGGTGGTAAAGGTACAGAAATTGCAACACTTGATGGTGGTCAAAATCTTGGACAAATGGATGATGTTGATTATCTTCTAAAGAAAGTTTATAGAGCATTAAATGTTCCCATAAGCCGTCTAGAAACTAGCACAGGATTCAATTTAGGTCGTTCAAATGAAATAACCAGAGATGAGATACAATTTTTTAAATTTATTGAAAAATTAAGAAAAAGATTTGCTTATCTCTTTTTAGACCTTTTAAAGAAACAATGTCTACTAAAAGGTATTATGACTTCTGATGATTGGAATAAAATTTATCAAGACATACGATTTGTATGGAATAAAGACTCATATTACACTGACCTAAAAGAAAATGAAATTTTAAGAGAAAAAGTAGATATGTTAAATATTATTGCTAATTTCACTGGACAATTCTATTCAACAAAATGGGTAAGAAAACATATTTTGAAGCAGACAGATGAAGAAATGGCTCAAATTGATAGCGAAATTCAAGAAGAGCAAACATTAATGATGCAGCAACAACAGCAACAAATGATGATGGGTATGGGACCAGATGCTCAAAATATGGAACAAACTCAACGAAATGGACAAAATTTCAATAATTTTTAATTATAAATACACAATATAGGAGAAATAAATGCAAGACCTAAAAGAAGCAATCAATAATATTTTAGATGAAGAACTAGTAAAAGCAAAAGAAATTATACACGCCAATCTTTATGCAAAGATGGGTGCGTTGCTTGAGCAAACTTTATTGGAGTACGCCCCCAATGTATTGGAGGATGAATCTATGGAAGAAGAACTAGACGAAGAAAAGCGTTGCGAAGATGGTAACTGCGACGACGATGAAGATACTGGTTATTCCAAGAAAAAAATGAAGTCTGATAAAAAGGACGAAGAAGATAAAAAAGATAAAGAAGATGATAAAGAAGAAGACGATAAAGAGGATGATAAAGAAGAAAAAGAAATGAATGAAGCTTTTGAAACCTTTACCGATTATCTTTCACAATTAATTGAAGAAATTGAAGCAGAAACAGGTGAAGAATTAACCGAAGACGAGATACTTACTCTTGCGGATATGGTTATAAATGAAAATTTTGAAGATGAGGATGTTGAAGAATTAGAAGAAGAATAAGGAATCACAGATGTATCTAATAACCGAAACCAACGAAAATATTAAAACGGTTGTAGAAGAATCTGCTGATACCAAAAAAAGAAGCTATTTCATCGAAGGAATAATGCTTCAAGCAGAGACTGTTAACCGTAATGGTCGCTGCTATCCTATTGCAATTTTAGAAAATGAAATTAACAGATATAATGACCAATATGTTTGCAAAAAGAGAGCCTTGGGGGAACTCAACCATCCCCAAGGCCCAACTCTTAATTTAGATAAAGTTAGCCATTTAATTACAGAAATTAAAAGAGATGGTAATAATTTTGTCGGAAAAGCAAAAATATTAGAAACTCCAATGGGTAAAATCGTTCAAAATTTAATTGACGAGGGTGCTTTATTGGGTGTCTCTTCTCGCGGAATGGGTAGTCTTGAAAAAATAAATGGTGTAAATTATGTAAAACCAGACTTCTGCTTATCCGCAATTGATATTGTTGCCGACCCTTCTGCTCCAAATGCCTTTGTAAATGGCATAATGGAAGGTAAAGAATGGATATGGGACAATGGTATCTTAAAAGAAAAAGTCATAGAAGGATATAAGCAAGAAATAAAAAGAGCACCTAAAAAATTATTAGAAAAGAAAGCAATTTCTTTGTTTGAAGATTTCTTAAGGAGACTTTAAATGAATCTTTTTGAAAACTTTTTAGAGCGTAAAAATTTTAAACAATGGTTGATGGAAAAAAAATCAACCAAAAAAGAAGATAAACCAAAAGCCAAGTCTTCTTTAGATGATTATATTGATGCATATGGGGACGAAGAAGGAAAATCTGTTTATTACAGAGCAATGAAAAAACGCTCAAAAGGAAAAACAAAAAAAAAAGTGAATGAAGCTGTTTTTCCTTCTTTGGTAGCAGGAGCTGCTATTTTAGGAATACCTGCATATGCTATACACAAATATGGAAAAATAAATAAAAGAATAAAACAGCATGCAGGACAACATGCATCCAATAACGCAGGAAGAGCACCATCTGGTGCAGTGCTGGATAATATTATAAAACAATCATCAGAAGAAATAAATGACGAAGAAAAAGAAAAATTCCATCAATGGTTTAGACCAGAAGATAGAAGTTTACCAAGGGCATTAGGAAAAAGAGGAACAGTTCGTCAAAAAGTTAAAGATTGGGTTTCTGGTATGGTGCCAAGACAAAAACACCCAGCTTTAAACAGAGCAGCAATGGCACTTGGAAGAGGAGCAGCAGATTATGTTCATCTAAGATTAACAGACCCTGCTGAATTAAATAAGAGAATAAAACAAAAACATCAGCAAAGAAAAAGTGCTTGGCAAAGTAGACCGTAGTGTACAGTGTGTAAAAATTAATTTTACTAAATAGATTAGATTTAAATTTGGAGGACACCAACAGTGAGTAACGAATACACAGAATATCAGGACGGAGAAGGAAAAAAGGCTTTCTTAAATACAAAAGTTTCAGTAGATAATTCTGCTAGAAATAAAGCAAGTCTTTCCCCAAATCGAGGAGCTGGCGCAGAACAATACAATAACGCCATGTCCGAGGAAATTGAGGAAAATGAGGAAGAGCAAGAGGTAACTCAAGACGACCAAATGGAAGCACTTGAAATTGCACTTGACGAAACTTTAAATGCTATGTTCGAAGGAACAGATGCAAATCCAGAATTTGTTGATAAAATCAAAACAATTTTTGTTGCTGCTTTAAATGAAAAAGTTGCAATAATTGAAGATGCGATTCTTGATGCTTCTCAAGAACTCATTGAAGAAAGAGTCGATGAAGCAACCGAAGTTCTTACCGAACAAATTGATAATTATCTAACCTATGTTGCGGAAGAATGGTTGACTGAAAATCGTCTTCAAGTTGAACAAGGTTTCCGTACCGAAATTGCTGAAAACTTCATGCGTGGATTGAAAGAACTCTTCGAAAACAGTTTCGTAGATGTTCCTGAAGATAAGCATGATATTGTTGATGACCTATTTACACAAAATAGTGAATTGGAAGATACAATCAATAAGACTCTTGCTGAAAACATTGACCTTAAGAATCAACTTATTGCACACGAATGCGCCACCGCATTTGTTGAAATGTCATCTGACCTTGCTGATACCGAAGTTGAAAAACTTCAAAAACTAGCAGAAGGTATTGAATTTAATAATGTTGAGCAATATGTTGAAAAACTCAATCTTCTCAAAGAGTCATATTTTGGAACCTCAGAAGAAGGTTCTGTAAATAAACTCGGAATGTTGAATGAAGAAATTTCAACACCAAATACAGCAAGACCATTCGCCGATAATGAAATGACTGCATATGTTCATGCAATTTCTAAACTAAACAAGAACACCAAAAAGACAGAAAAATAAAATTTAATATATAAAAAGACACAAGGAGAAAAATTAAATGGATTTCAACTCAACCACACCATATGACACGCTAGTAGAAAAATGGGACGCCGTGATTAATCACGCCGACCTTCCCGAAATTGAAGATTCTCATAAGAAGAGAGTAACTGCTGTTCTTCTAGAGAATCAAAGAAAAGCTCTTCAAGAGCAATACCTCGCAGAAGCACCAACCAATTTCATGGGTGGTCCATTCTCCACAGGTCAAGTTACTAACGGCGGAACCAACAATAATCTTGCTGGTTACGACCCAATTCTTATCTCTCTCGTTCGTCGTGCAATGCCTAATGTTGTTGCATACGATATCGCTGGCGTTCAACCAATGACCGCCCCAACAGGCCTTATCTTTGCAATGCGTTCTCGTTACGATGCTCCAGATGGATTTGAATCTAACTTTGATGAGCCAATGCCATCCTTCTCTGGTAATGCAGGAACTACTGGTGGTATCACCGCTACTGTCCTCTTCTCTAGCACTGGTACTACTGCTATTCGCGGTACTGTATGGGATAGCAACTTCCGTGGCATGCTTACTGGTAAGGGTGAAACTCTTGGTCAATCTTCCTCACAGACTTTTAAGGATATGGCCTTCAGCATCGAAAGAATTGCTGTAGAGGCTCGTACCCGCGCTTTAAAGGCAGAATACACCACAGAACTCGCACAAGACCTCAAGGCTGTTCACGGACTTGATGCAGAGGCTGAACTCTCCAATATTCTCAGCACCGAAATTCTAAACGAAATCAACCGCGAAATTATCCGCACCGTTTACACCGTTGCTAAGACTGGCGCTCAACAAAACGACCTCTTCCACGGTGGCGCATCTTCTGGTGGTGGTGTATATGACCTCCTCCAAGACTCTGACGGCCGTTGGTCTGCTGAACGCTTCCGTGGACTTATGTTCCAAATTGAGCGTGAAGCTAATGTCATCGCCAAGGAAACTCGTAGAGGCAAGGGTAACTTCATCATCTGCTCTGCTGACACCGCTTCAGCACTCGCAA